ATCGCTAATCGCTAAAAAGTAGTCTATCTCTCAAAAAAAGCAACATTATTCTTTGTAGAAGGTGATGATCAGCTCTTCAGATTCCAATGTTCTCATTATCATCTCCAATTTGTCAACCCCACCCATCGCTTCCTTTGCTCTTTTGTAAAGGCAAAAATGACAATAAATTTTTTTTCTTTTCTCTGTGGGAAATTTAGATTTAAAAAAGGCGAGCTTTCCATTTTCGTAAAGGATCTTGTAGTCTCGCGCGGAATAGGAAACGGAGCACTTTGAGCAACAAATCTTACTCTTTCTCTTGAATGGGTCTATTGTGTCTGCTGTCAACATTTTCTAAAATTATTAATTCTTTCAGCGATCTCAGGTGTTGAACCAGCCAGTCCTCCCCGACCGACTGAGAAGCCTTGTGTTTTCTTAACATCTTGTTTCTGTACTCTAGGTCTTTTCGTTTAGCGTGTTCAATAATTTGGTTTAATAAATCTAAAGATTGTTTCATGTTATATATTTGACTTAGGTGGAGTTCGCCTTTTAATCTCCTGAAAGGCTATCTTAAACATCTCTTTAACGTCTTCCGTTTCTTTATTATAGGTTTTTTCGCTAAGCCCTAACAGAATATATTCACAAAGCTCTTTTGCTTCCGTCTCAGAGTAAGATATATTTTTGGGTTCGTCGTTACCCCAGAAAGATAGAGAGACTCTTCCTTTTTTTAGAAACTTGACCATTATTCCCCTGTCCGAAGCAGAAGAAACGAAAACTTTTTTATTTTCCTTCATTTGTAAATTCTTGAAATAAATTACTATGCTCAAACATCCCTTTCACCATAAGGTATTTCATTTTTTGCCGTATCTCTGTGGTTTTTTCTACAACCTCTTCTTCTGTTAGCTCTCCCACCTCATACAGCCACTCCGCCTCCTCTGCTTCAAAGATTATTTTAAGGCTCTCCTCTTGCCACCAATCAATGCTTTTCTTATACATTTCTAGCTTTTTTGAAAAATTTTTATCCATTACCCCTCCTCTATTATAAGGTTTGTGCTTTTATTTTTTATTTTCTTTAAATACTTTTCCGCCCGACCCCTTCCTTCGTCTGTGAAATCGAACGCTCCATAGAGCATTTTGCTCTTTTCATCCCTAATGACATAACACCTATATTTTTTTTTACTCATTGTATTGGACAATAATTATTAATATTTATTTATATTATTCCTCAGGCTTGATTATTTCTATTGGAAATTCATCTTTTTTAATAAAGCCTTCGTCTCTCAGATAAATGGCTATGGTTTCCGCCTGTTCTACGCCGACTTTATTGCCGTCGTCATAGATCGTAACTTTATACTTAGTGACTCTAACTTTGATGCCATTGATCTCCAAGTCTTTCATATATATGATTACACTTATTAAAAAAAATACCCCCCGTTGCGGCGGGGGGCATTTAGTGTGGACAGCGTGAAATTTTTCTGCTATTTATCATTTGTTACTGGGCATGATTCCTCTAATTTCGTCTACCAAGCCGTAAGTTACGCATTCGTCCGCGTCAATCCACCAGTCTTTACGGTCCCAGTTTCTTTTAATTTTTAGCCTTGTAAGTTTTGATCTTTTCGTAAATATGTCCAAGATTCTTCCTTCGATTCTTTTGACAAGCTTTACTTCGTCTTCTATTTCATATGTCTTGCCAATTACTCCAAACGCGGCCCTGTGAATCATTAACCAACACTGATGGCCTATCCAGCGATGATCGCCGGCTTGGAGAAGAATGCCAGCCATAGATGCCGCCATGCCCAACGAACCCGTGGTTATGTTATGACCTGCTAATCTTAAATCTTGAATGAAATCAAACAATTCAAACCCATCAATAATACTTCCGCCGGGGGATGAGAATACTATTTCTATGTCACATTTCGAATCAAGACGAGCCCACTCTGTAAGCTTGGTGATACATTTTCTTACCGAGGCTTCCCCTACTGATCCAGAAAATCTGTAAAGATAATTCTCTTCGTCAATGGATAGCTCTTTTCGCCTTGCTATTACGCCTTTCTCGTGGCTTATTTTAGCGCTGTGAGCTTCATATTCAGCTTTAGCTGCTTCAGCCTCGGTTTTTCTTGCTTCCGCTTCCGTCTTACGGGTTTCAGCTTCTTTAAGTTTTATTTCAGCGGCAATTTCTTCTGGTGATCTTTTTTCTTCTTTTTCTTCGCTCATTTTTGATCCTTATTTTTTGGTGTACCCTTGCAACACTCATAATACGCAGCCGAGCGACCCTTGCAGCGGCAGTCACCATGACAATCGCAAGAACACTTATTTAAATTGCAAAGACCCACTTTGCAAAGCCAGTGTTTCATCTTCCTCCACCACTTTCCGTGGTTGGGATCCTTCTTTGGGAATTTTCCAACTCCAGAGCTCCAAGTGCTACTCATATAGGGTTTCTCCTTTTAGTTTTTGCAAGCACAATTGCAATCGGTCATCGGGCAAGAGTCGGACGAACAACAGTTCGCGTCACTACACGAACAGTTAGGGCATCCGGAGTTCCCCCAGTTACAGCCAATTGCTAATACGCATGCGAAAACGGCTAAAAAAGTAAAAGTTTTTTTCATAAAATAATTCCTTCCTGACTTATATTACACTTTTTTACGCAATAGACACAAAAAAAGCGCGACACACTAGCGTCACGCCTCTTTTTTGCCATACTAAGGTTTATTAAGTCTATTTTCCATTTATTAGTATTATCTTGGGGTAAGTTACTCTTAGCATAAACGGGAACAACTTCTTGGCCGCTTCTCTCTCTGCATCCTTTGCTTCTCCCTTTTCTTTCGGGGTATTTTCAATAGGCATTTCTTTCAGCTCATCTTCTGTAGGCATTGCCACGCTTGAGTCTAGGGCCCACATCATTTTGTTTTTCCGACAGTAATCGACCATCCTTCTCACAGGTACGATTAAATTAAACCCTTCTCCTGCTCCACGCACCAACATCCCTACATATTTTGGGTTAGTATTGCCTCCGACACCATGCTTTAGGAACACCCCGCCTCCACTAGATCCCGGAAAAGCGGTGCATGTCGTTTGGTCGAATATGTGTTTATTTAATCTCTTTAAAATCCTGCCATGCTGAGAGTAGATCCCGTCCGTCATGCTGTTGGCCCCCATTTGGCCTAGCAAAGAGCCAACATGAAGAAGGTCTGTCCCTAGCGGTGGAATGTTTTTATCAAGATAAAAGACTACGCTATCCGTTACGAAATTAAACTTACGGACGCGGAGTAATGCGAGATCGTGCCCATCTTCGCTTTCAGAATACTTCAATACCTCCGCATCCATCTGAAGGCGACCTACGGTTCTGCCGTTTTGACGAATTTCCTTAATAACCACTGGATCTTTAAACTCTACCAAGGTTTTAGGAGAGCCATTGACTAAGACTTTCCTTTCAGAGCGAAGATTATCCACGACATGGGCGGCGGTCCAAATAAAATTTACTAAATTTCCTTTAGAGTCCTTCCTAGTGAAGATTACCCCCGAGCCTTCGCCCGCGCTAAACGCGCCTTCTGATCTGATCGTAACAGATACATTTTGAAGATGTTCTGCGACAGATTGTTTCTTTTCGCCAGCGTTTGAAAAAAGCGCTAAAGAAAAGCCAAGTAAGAGTGTGCTTAATATTTTCATAGTTGTTTTAACCTTTGTATTATAGTGTCAATCTTGTCTTGTTTTTCAATTTTTTTTTACACGACGGCCCTACCTTTGCTTTTCTCCCAGTCTTTTTCGGGTCTATCTAGTCGTTTATTTCTGAGTATACAGGACTTTATGATTTTTGGGTCAAGCCCGGCATTTGAAAGTTGGTAACGTAATGATTCCATATCTTTAGGGAAACATGTGCCACCGAACCCTTTCTTTCCGTCCGGCCCCGGGACCTGAGTGTGTGAGTTGGTAATTCTTTCGTCTAAGCACGTTAACTTTGCGACTTTTTCGTAATCAAGGTCTTTAGCGGAACAAAAACTATGGATCTCATTAAAAAAAGACACCTTTGTAGCTAAAAAACAATTGCGAACATATTTAATAAGCTCCGCTTCTTCTGTCGTAACAAAATTTAGATTGGGTTTATTACTTAGGCTGCCGGTACGGTAAGCGGAATCAAATATAGAATAAAGGTCGTCTCTTACTTCATCGTTTCTTTCGTTGGTTCCTAAAATCCAATTTTTTTGGTTTAGGTAATCTTCGTGCCAGTTTTTTTCCGTCAAGAACTCAGGCATAAACATAACGCCCAGCTTTCTGCAGGTTCCTACCGGGACTGTTGACTTTACTATTATCCTTTCCGGCTCGTAGCCAAGGTCAAGCAATTCGATGACAACCTTATCAACTACAAAAGTTGAACAACTGCCATCATGGTTCATCGGCGTCGGGACACAAACGAAAATAAAACTACATGACTCAACTAAATCAGTCAATTGGAGAGCAACGTGGCTACACTTGTCTGGGTCTATGTCATATATAAATTCGCTTACATTGCTGCTTCTCAGCAAAGATGTTGCTTGCCCGACGTAACCGTTGCCAACTATTCCAATGTATTTCATTGTTATTTAAAGTAATATTTAAGATTTTTTAGATCTGATTCTAGAACCTCGATCTCTTCATCGTACTTTTCTCTATCCTCTGGCTCTAGCCTTGCTCGTGAGAGGAAATCTTTTTTATCCGCTATCTCTTTCTCTAGCAATTCTATGGCTGCTCTTTTTTTGAGTAAGTGAACTTGGCTGCGTGATTTCATGATGTTACCTCCATATGTCTGGGTTTTTCTCTCTTTTTCGTCTCATGTACTCCCTCTTTTGCTTTCTTCTTTTTTCTGGGTCTTTGCTATCATAGTTATCCCTAGCTTTTTTCAAAGATTTTTTACCTTTTTTTGTGCTAAGATATTTTTTTTGAGATTTATATTTATTCTTCTTCATAGTATATCGTCCACCCATGGGTTCCCTTTTCGTCCCGTTTTAAAATTGGGTTTTTTTGTTTTGTATTGGACGATTGGGAATAAAAAATTATTTTATCCACCGACCACAGCGAGGACACTGAAAATAGGTATCCGGAAAATGATGACCACACTTGGGGCATTTTTTAACCTTCGTGGTGGCGAAGGTGGGGCTCGAACCCACATGGCTTGACCAGCCGACAGATTTTAAGTCTGTTGTGTATACCAATTCCACCACTTCGCCATTGGTGGAGGTAACCGGATTCGAACCGATGACATTCTGCTTGCAAAGCAGACGCTCTACCAACTGAGCTATACCCCCACTGGAGCTAGAGACCGGATTCGAACCGATAACCTGCGGTTTACAAAACCGCCGCTCTGCCGTTAAAGCTACTCTAGCCACGCATATATTATATCTTTTTTTTTAAAATTATTGAAATTATTTTTTGAGCTTAAGCAATATAAAGTCTATAATTAATATAAGGAAATAAAAAATGAACGAACACCCAGAGGCAGATATGTACGAAAAATTAGCGACAGAAATGAAGTTTCATGAATCAGATAAGCTCGCGCCCGAGGGGGAAAAAAGGGTGGTTCTTGTTGATATTGATGAAACTATCTGCTTTTACTCAGGAAAACGTCAATACAATTTAGCCGAACCAAGCCAAGAAAATATTGCAAAAATTAACAAACTCTATGATGAAAATTGGCACGTAGTTTACTGGACCGCCAGAGGTGGCTCAGAAAAATCTAAACGAGAAGGGTCATGTTATTATGACTTTACTTGGAAGCAGTTAGAATCATGGGGCTGTAAATTCCACGATTTATCTACCGGAACCAAAGGAGAATACGTGAAACCCCCTTACGATTTGGTAATTGACGACAAGGCAAAAAGGATAGAAGAAATTTAGTAATAATGACTCATGCCAAGGGGGAACCAAGGTGGAGGTCCGAAGTTGCAGCATGTTTAACGCTAACCCGATAAACCTCTGCTGCAACTTTTTATATGGTACGAGCGGAGGGACTCGAACCCCCGACATCCACGGTGTAAACGTGGCGCTCTAACCAACTGAGCTACGCTCGCAAAAAACCCCACCCCCAAGCTATGTTAAACTCGGAGGCGGGGTCTGGAGATCACCGATGATTATTAAACGGTGAATTAATTATCCTCTTTCTCAAGGGTTTGGGGAATTTCCGTTGGAGTAGTTCCTGTGGTCTTAGAAAGAACCTGCGTGGACTGTGAGCTGTCTGCCTCTTGCTCTCCTTGGATTTCCATCATGCTTGTCAAAACGTATCCTGTTAGGCAGAAATTTACCGCCAGAAGAAGAACTGCCGCGCGGGCATATACCGTCTTAACTTGTGTGTATTTATTTTGGTCTGTTTCGCACTTGTCCGTGCTTGTCTCGCACTGTTTTTTGTTTGTATTACTCATTGAACCTCAATCATATATTAAATTTTCAAATTGTCAAATATTATTTTATGGCACTCTTGCTGGGACTCGAACCCAGAACCCTCTGTTTAGAAGACAGATGCTCTATCCAATTGAGCTACAAGAGCTTAAATAAAGTCAAAAACCTTTAAAAACACCAACCCCCCCGTGATCGCTGCAATTATGCTTCCGATAGTTCTGATAAACTCAAGCTTGTGGTTGTGCTTGTCAATCCACCTTTCGTAGTTATCTTTGGGGGTGTCCAGCCTGTCTTCCCATTTTTTTTCCCTTTTTGGGTCCGTAATCATGCTCTTATGATACATCTTTTTTTAAATAAGTCAAGGTTTTTTAATATATCGTCCACCTATAGGGTGATTTTTCCGCTCGTTTTAAAAATCACTTTTTTCTTTTCTGGTACTCCGAGTGGGCCTTGAACCCACAACCTCACGCTTATAAGGCGTGTGCTCTAACCTGTTGAGCTACCGGAGCAAAAAAAATGGAGCGGGTGGTGAGAATCGAACTCACGTTATCAGCTTGGAAGGCTGGAGTAATACCATTATACGACACCCGCGTACACCTCAATAATAGGAGGTCTTTTTATTTAGTCAATTGTTATTAAATAAGTGTAGCGGATAAACGTCACTCTTTTGATATTTTAATTTAAAAATAGCCACGCATAGTGTAATATTAAATAAGAAAGTAGATGACAAGAAAAGGTCTTAAGATGAGACAACATAACCGTGAAGGATACATTGGGATTTTACTTTTTGTTAGATAGGAAAGGAAACTGTTTAAGAAGTTCACTCTTATCGTTAGAAAGATTGTTATAATCTTGGGTCAACTCTTCACCCTCTTTAACCTCTTTGCTGGTCACGAACTCTACGAAGTCGTCAAGGGTCTTGCCCAAAACAAACTCCACATTTGGGTCATTAGAATGATTCAAATAAAAATTAATATTTATTGAGTTAAAGCCTCTAACCGGAAATGGGCGCATTTCGGGCGCGCTTTTAACCATAAAATTATCTGCATATTCTAAAACAAGATCCTCAACCTCGGCTAAATCATCGTCACTAATTTCTATGGGTTCATCAGTTCCAAAGAACTCCTCATTGCAGCACTTGAAAATTTTTGTGCCCTTTGGTATATCCTTTAGGGCTATTACTCCTATGCCTGAAATCCCTGAGACACCAAGCTTGCAAAAGGTTTCGTCTTTTATGTTGCGTAAAAGGTTATTTCTTTTTTTTATTTTTTGAAGACTTTTTTGCTGTCTTTTCAGCGCGTCTTTTTCTTGGTGGTTGTGGCTCATTATTTGTTAACTCCTCGTTTTTTCTCCACCCCTGTCGGTACAGGAAGGCTGCAACTGTGTTGCCAAATTTATAAACATCCTTCTCTGCTTTGTCCCAAAAAAAAGCATGACATAATTCGTGAACGATTGTGTTAAGCTCTGATTTTGCAGTCAAGTGTGGGTTAATGTAAATTCGTGGAGCACTTTCTTCGGGGTCATCACAGTATCCGTCGGCTTTTCCGAAGTGGGCTCTGTTTGGTTTTCTAAAATAAATTTCATACCTTACGCCTTGTGCGTTTCTAAACTTAAAACAGTGATGTTTTTTGCCGCTCATTTTGTTTATTTACATATAATCTCACGGATTATTTTGCGTCTTCCTACCTCATCGTCTGCCAAGTTTACCGGGGTTACCGCTCTGTGTTCTGGCTGCCACTATTTGACTAACAAAGTTTAAGAGATGAAGTTTTTGTTCAACGCCATGAGCCCAGTTAGCGTGGTGAACTAAAATGCCGTTAGGTACAAATATTCCGCTCTTCTCTTCGAAGTCCTTGTTCTCCCACCATAATCCACTTTGATTTTCCTCAGAAAAATTTTTTACTCCATGGATATATAAGCCGTGCGTATAATACCTAGGAGGTAGATACCCCCAATGCATATCTTTATTTTCACTAAGTAAATTGTTTATAGTAGACTGCTCTGAGGTCCCCCAAGAAACATCCTCCGCGGTGTGAGCCTCAAGCCTTAATAAAACTTTTGAGAAAAAATTCTTAGTTCTTTCGGAAGACTTAAGCACAAAGAATCCTCCACACCTTCCGGTTATATCGGAATTATGATCCTTCATAAAACAAATATCTCTATCCCCTAAGCTTTTCGTTAGGTCTTTTTCGATGGGCCCGTAAAATCTGACATCTACATCTGAAAAAAGTAATATTTCCCCCGGCGCAGAATAATTAATACAGCTATTAATAAACCTCTGCTTCTCAATCATCTGCTTTCTCCAGCCGTCTGCAAACAATTCTCCAGAACAAAGTTGAGGAAGTCTTTGTAGCACCAAGGGTACGCCGAACTCGAAAGGAAAAGTTTCTAGAAAGGATTCTTTTAAAAATCTTTCGTGCGAATCGCTGTAAGGTACACAAACTTTCATGGAGATTTTACGATTAAAAACGGATCACTGACGAGCCTCTGAGCCGCGTCACGTTCGACGTGAAAATGTATTTCTTCAGGAGAATTTAGAAGCCTAAAGCTGGTCTCATGAACATCGTGACACTTAGCAAACACCTCTACCGTTTCTTTATACATTGTTTGAGCGTGAAGGACTCGTTTAGTTTTATTGCAGGGGCAACCTCCCGTGGTGTTAACGCAAACTTTTTTAAACAAGTCAACTTGATCCCTAAACAATTTGTGCGCGCCCGTTTCTATCTTTGAGCTATCCATAATTGAAGGAAAGAGCCATTGGTAATTCGAGCGTACGAAAGAATTAAAGGCGTGGTATCCAAAAAAACTATATATTCTTTTATCACTCATAACATTTCTTCATTAACAATTTTAAAATAAAATATAAAAATAATGAAAGCCATAAATTTATTAAAAATAAACCTACATCCTTGTGGAAAAAGCAAGTGGCCACGTTCACCCAAAAGCCTGAGCAAATTGGGCAAGATAGTAACTTTCTTAAGAAGGTCTGCTTCTCAAACGCTATCCACTCCCAATAAGTATTGTCCGAGAAAGTTTCCAAATGTTTCTCGTACTTATCAACGCCCAACAGCTTACCTAAACCAATCAGCTTTACATACTGTATAAAAAAATCAGTTTCGTAAACAAAAAATAAGATATTTGCTATTAAAAAAGGATAAATTATTTCTTCCATACTTACCATATGTTATACGGAAAAATTAATCTAGTCTAACTAATTTTACATCATAAAAATCAAAAATATCAAAGGCGCTTTCGTCTTTTTTGTAGATTTCCTTATAGACTACCGTCTCTATGCCATAGGCAGCTATCATAGTGGCGCAGTGAGAGCAAGGAAGTAACGTGACTGCGATTAACTTTGCTTCGTTTTTCTTAAATAAGGACAAGCAGTTAGATTCCGCATGTATCATGTATTTTCTGCGCTCGTCCCTGTCTTCCCAGAAAATTCTGCCGACAGTCTTGCCTGAAGCTAAACCATTGTAACCTATTCCCACAACCATGTTTTCGCTATTCAGCGCACAGGCTCCCACTTTTTGGTAGGTGTCTTCGCTCCTTTGGGAGGCGGCTTCAGCTATGGTCAGGGCGTAGTTGCTCCAGCTTATTCGCCCGTCGGTCACGCCTCTTGCCATTCTACCTGCGCGACATTATCAACTACAACACAGCTTTCTTTGGGAGATTTCTCGTATTTTACGCGAGGTCTGCCATTTTTAGTCTTGGCAAAACCAACCACCGTTAGGGTTCCCTCGTCAACCGCTTTATTGAGCTTGCTGTGTATAGTGACTCTAGACACCTTCTTGGTAGATGTATCAACCACGTCTTGAGCGGTGAAAACAACGTCGGGCCAGTCGATCTTTACGGGTGGACGACCTCTTTGCGAAACTTTAACTTTTGTTTGCATATTACTCATAATATAGACCATTTTTTTATAAAGTCAAGAAATTTTTTTTAGATTTACATCGTTTTCTGAGGATTATAATACTGATATGACGGTACAAGACGCATCAAATGATTTATTCAACTGGTTCGAATCACATGACGATTTTGAAATAGGGAGAGACCTGAAAAAAATTGTCCCAATCATTGAAGATAAGGAATCAACGACCATTGCATTCAAGATAGCCCTAGAAAAGCTCGAAGAAATGAATCTTTTGGCCTCAAAAGAATACGCGGATAAAAAATATTACATTCTTGAGAAAGCTATGGACTCCTTCCAGCAGTCGGTTGAGATCGGGCCCCACACGGCAAAATTTATTGCTACTGAAATAAACGATTTTTGTGACCTCATAGAAGATCAAAGTGACGCCTGTCAGATTGCGTCGCTTGGGGAAAAAGACCTAAGGAACTTGATTCACATGGTGCATTTTTATAAACAAAGGGTTATGGAAAAAGAAAACATCATAGCTGAAAGTCTCGGCGGCCCAGACGAGTCAGCTCACGCGGAGTAAAGCACATGACTAGAAAAAAATCCATAAAATTACTAGAAAACTTGGGGAATGTCCTAAACAAAGAAAAAGATTTAGAGGGGGCGGCGTCCATAATCTACATACTCGCCGGCACTGTTGCTCTAGACAACGAAGAGGCCCTAGCGTCTTTATGCATGCATAATGTGGTGTGGGCTAACGAGGCTCTCAAGGCTGTTCAGCGGGGGCAGGAAGAAGAAGAAAAGAATAAAATAATTTTACCCAACGAAGAATAAATTGCTTGCTTACTCAAAAAATAACACTATGCTTCTCATTAGTTCTTTGTTAGCGGTGAAATAGCTTGTGAGGGTTATCCTCACAGAAACTCGTAAGAGACCACAGGCCCGTAAAAAGACCTTAGCCAATCAGACCTAATAAGTCTACTGTTATTTCGGGAAAAAGCGACAGTTGAGGCTAATGTAAGTAGCAATACTTAAGCTAGAAACTTAATCCTCCCAAGAGGAAAAAGGATAAGCAGTCATACAAGAAAAGTCCCACCGCAGAAAAGAAAGAGCTCCATAGTTTAACAAGTCAGCAAGCGAGACTAAAAGAGGTTAACGCGACGGACTGACGCGGCTTTGTTAAAAGTAAGATTTATTTACAAGTGGACAGCTATGTTCTTATCCGAAAGCCCTTCGGGCTTTCTTTACCCAGAGGAAAAATTTAAAGGATAAGCAGTACCACGAAGATTGTTAGATTTAAACTCTAAATAATTTTTAATTTATATACAGAACATGAATAAAGTAATCGGCATATCAGGGGTCGCTGGAGTAGGTAAGGATACTTTCTTTGATCTTTTATCAGAAAGAATTCCTTGTGAAAAATACTCACTGGCGGACGAACTCAAACGGGAAGTAAGCCAGTGGTGCAGAATGCACTACCAAATCGATTCCATAAACTGCATACGAGCACACAAGGAAATAATTAGACCTTTCTTGGTTTTTCACGGAGCCACAAAGAGAAACCAAACCGAAGGTAGATACTGGATCGACAAGCTTAACGATACAGTCGTAAAGGGTGACAATTCGAAATTTAAAATCATCACAGATATAAGGTACGATGATTTCAACAACGATGAAGTCAGCTGGCTAAAGGACGAACTCAACGGAACGCTCGTTCACATTTCTCAATATACAGAAAAACCTGATATGTCCCTACACGATTCCCCTTGGCTGAGAAAAGAATACAAAGCTCCCGCGAACTCGGAAGAAGAAAGAAACGACCCCAAAATAAAGAATAAAAGTGACTTTCAAATTGAATGGGAGTTTATTAACAATGGTCAAATAGAAGAACTGGGCCCTTATGTAGATGATTTCGTAACATGGCTCACTGAAGGCCATGAAGAAGAAACTAATCAAAGACTGGACCTTAATAAGGAAAGTCAAAAAGAACGGATGTAACGAAAGTTATATAACCTTGCGTGATCGTCACGAGAAGCTATTTTATAAAATATGTCAAAACTATTTACCCATAGCCAGAACAAAGGGCATCAAAAACGAAGACATCCTTGAAGAAAAAGACCACGTAATGTTCAAGGCTATATCCTCATACAAAAACAATAAAAAATGTAAATTCTCCACTTGGCTAGGCAATTGCACAAAATACTTCTGTCTCGGCAGAATCAACGCCAACAATAGAATGGTGAGCTCGGAAGATGAGCTATTAAGAATTGTTTTAGACAGTAGAATTAGAGAAGAGTACGCGGAAGAGGATAAATCAAGAAACGACAAAGAATATGTTTTTAATATACTTAACGCCTTAAAAGATAAAAGAATCTCAAGAGTTTTTAAATTAAGATATTTTGACGCTTTCAAAGAGGAATCAAAGCCAACTTGGAGCTTTATAGCTAAAAAGATAGGAACAAGCACCCAAACCGCGATCAACCTACACCAAAGAGGCAAGGAGATATTAGCTAAGAAACTAAATTCCGCTGAATTTCAAGATAAAGTTTGACATACTAAAAATATCAAGCATAGTTAGGTACTATGAGTACAGAAAATAGTAACAAACAGTCCGAATGGCAGAATAGAGAGTGCGGAGCGTTGTGGAAGAAAGAAAGCCCAACGCAGAAGTACTTCTCTGGACATGTCAAAGTAACCAACAACGGAGAAGAAAAGATGGTAAGACTTATCGTCTTTTCTAACAGGAATAAAGAAAAGGACAGTCAACCCGACTTCCGCATTTATACCGCAGACGATACTCGACAAAAGCCAGAAGAATCCGTGGCTGAAGAATCTGTGGCTGAAGAGGTTGTCCAAGACGTCGGAGAGGTTCTTTAGCAACCATTCAGATCGGAGCCAATCCGATTTTTCGTGTTCTGTTTATCGGGTTGGCGTCAACATCACGGAGCACCCCTCGAAAGGGGTGCTCTTTTCTTATTGCTTATGGCAAGATTAATTGCTAGTATATAAAGTCATGGCCCTATACACATTTCAGCACCCCGAAACAGAGGACCTCGTAGAGGTGTCTCAGAGCATGAAAGATAAACATTTCTACGTAGACAATGATGGTGTTGAATGGAAAAGGGTATTTGACGTCCCGAATGCAGCGGTAGACTCTGGAGTGGACCCCTTCTCTAAGGACGACTTTATGCGACACACAGCCAAGAACAAGATGACTGCCGGACAAATGATGGACCTCTCCAAGGACTTAAGCGATAAGAGAGAAAAATCAAGAGGGCTTGATCCAATAAAACAAAAAGCAGTTACGTCTTATGAGAAGAAAACAGGTAAACCCCATCCACTTAAAGATCAATGAGATTCTCCATATTTACACCTTCACACGATTTAAAAAACATAGACAAGACTCTTAAGAGCATAAAGAGGCAGACCTTTAAAGATTTTGAATGGGTTCTCTTACTGAACGGAGATGCCGAAAAGGGCAAAGATAATTTAATCAAAAAAATTGAAAAAGCAAAAATCAATTACAAGATCGTAGAGTCATTTCAAAAAGAAAATAAAAAAATTGGTTACCTAAAAAATGAATGCTGCAAAAACTGCGCTGGCGAAATTCTTGTCGAATTAGATCATGACGACGAACTAGAAAACAACTGCCTAGCTGAGCTAGATAAAAAGTTTACCGAAACAGATGCGGACTTTGTCTATAGCAGTGACTACTCCGTAAGGGTAATTGACGGTAAGGAAAACTACCAAACCCCATTCAATCTTAAATTCGGATGGTTAAAAGCCGAACACGCCGGTAAATCATATCACCCAGCGTTTCCTCCGTCAGCCTTAACCTTTTCATACATATACTATGCCCCAGACCACGTAAGAGCATGGAAGTCTGATTTTTATAATTCTATCGGCGGGCACGATGTAGAATTGGATGTGGCAGACGACTACGATTTACTTTGCAGAACCTATATAGACGGAAAATGCGAACTTATCCCTGAGCCATTATATAAATATCACTTTCACGAAGACAATACGGCGTACGGAGAAAAAAACGAGAAGATACAAGAACTTACGCACGAACTTCACGATAAATATATGCTAGATATAGCATCAAAATGGTGCGATGATTTAAGCCTTAAAAAAGTCGACCTTTGCAGCTGCAACAATAAGCCCAAAGGTTTCATAGGTGTAGACGAAAGAAAACTCAACGATGATGATATTGTCTTTGATTTAAATAGATCTGATTGGCCCTTCGAAGATGGTTCAGTGGGTTTATTCAGAAGCCAAGACGCGGTAGAGCACTTAAGAGATCCAATTAACACCATGAAAGAAATTCATAGATGCCTTTGTGATTACGGGTGGGCTATCATTGATGTGCCAAGCACAGATGGTCGCGGCGCATTCCAAGACCCTACGCACGTGAGCTTCTGGAACAGTAATAGCTTTTGGTATTATACAAAAAAGGAACAAGCTCAATTCATAGGTGAGCCGGTCAAGTTCCAACTGAACAGAATATCAAATTATTTTCCAACGGATTGGCATAAATTTCATAACATCCTATACACCAAGGCTCACTTAGTTAAATTACCCGATGACAGCATCGTTCCCCAAGGCGGTAGGGAGATTTAAAGCTTTATTTTTCAAAAATAATCCGTACTCTATAAGCAGGACTTCAGGATGAGCGATTCAAGTATATACGTCAAAAAAAGGAATGGACGCCTTCAAGAATTAGACATCAACAAGATAAACCTTTGCGCGGAGAGGGCGTGCTTTGGCACCGAAAATGTTTCAGCCAGCGAAGTAGTTCTTGATGCTCATGTTCAACTCTACAACAAGATAACAACAAAGGAGATCGACAAAGCATTAATTTTATCCGCAAGGCAAAAAATAGAAAAAGAACCAAACTACAATTACGTCGCCTCTAAGCTCTTGTTGTTCAACATTCACAAAGAGGTCTTCGGCAGCAGCGTAGATAAGGAGGCGTTCGAGCACCAATACAGACTATCCTTCATAAAAAACATAAAACTTTTAGTCAAAGAAGGCATTCTCAACAGAGAGCTTTTAAGCTTTGATTTAAAAAAGCTATCTAAAAAGCTAGATCTAAAAAGAGATTTTAAGTTTAAATATCTCGGACTACAAACACTTCATGATAGGTACTTTCTTCATGTCAACGGCAGAAGGCTAGAGGCCCCTCAATCCTTTTGGATGAGAGTTGCGATGGGGCTAGCTCTTAACGAAAAAAACAAAGAACAAAAAGCTATAGAATTCTATGAAACAATTTCTAAATTTTTGTTATGCCCCTCTACGCCCACCCTTTTTAACAGCGGTACAACCCACAGCCAGCTTAGCTCTTGCTACCTCAATACTTTCGACGACAGTATTGATGGCATATTTGAGGGGGTTTGGCAAGAGGCTCGAAAATCTAAATACGCAGGAGGACTAGGGTTTGATGTCACTAATTTCCGTTCTTCAGGGTCTCACATCAAGGGAACAAACGGGACTTCTAGCGGGCTTGTGCCTTGGCTTAAGATTTTTAATGATCTTCTCGTCGCAGTTAACCAAGGAGGTAAACGCCCCGGAGCTGGCTGCGCCTACCTTGAGCCTTGGCATTTAGATATTGAGGACTTCCTTGACCTAAAAAAGAACACGGGAGATGAACGGCGAAGGTGTCACGATATGAACACGTCCAATTGGCTCCCTAATTTATTTTTAGAATACGTAGAGAAAGGCAAAGATTGGTATCTATTTTCTCCGTCAGACGTGAGAGATCTTCATGAGCTATACGGAAACGATTTCGATAAACAGTACAAAAAATACTGCACTATGGCTAACAATGGAGAACTTTCTAATTTTCGCACGGTTAAAGCTAAGGACCTATGGAAGAAAATGCTAAGGGCTCTCTTCGAAACGGGGCACCCTTGGATGACGTTTAAAGATAATGCTAATATGCGTTATTCAAATTCTCACGAAGGCGTTATCCACAGCTCTAATCTCTGCACTGAGATTTTCCTACACACCAAACCCTCTCAGTACAAGAAGGGCGTAAAGACTGAAGTTGGCGAAACCGCCGTATGCAACCTAAGCTCTATAAACTTAAAGGAACACCTGAAACAAAACGGAAAGTTAAACTTCAAACTCCTCTCGAAAACGATAGCAACCCAAATGAGAATGCTAGACAATGTTATTGATTTAAATTTTTACCCCACTGCTGAAGCCGAAAAAGCTAACCTCGCCCATCGTCCAGTCGGAGCTGGCAGTATGGGGTGGGCAGACGTATTTCATTCCTACAAGGTTAATTTTTCTTCAGACGATGCTATAAAATTTTCTGACGAGCTTTATGAATTCATTTCTTATCATTGCATCTTAAATTCTAGTATGCTGGCAAAAGAAAAAGGCAAGTATCCCACGTACGAAGGATCACTCTGGGATCAAAACACATTACCAGTAGACACCTACAAAAACCTAATGGAATATATGGGGGAGTACAAACCCATAGTCCATAGAGGAAAAAAGTATTGCCCAGAAGTAGACTGGAAAGAAGTTCGTTCTCACATCGGAGAACACGGAATGCGGAACAGTAACACCATGGCGATCGCCCCCACGGCAACCATTTCTTACATACAAGGATGCTCACCATGCATAGAGCCAGAGTTCTCGGTTCTGTTTGTTTATGAAAATAAAAGCGGCAATCTTACAATAGTTAACGAATGGTTCATTAAAGAGTGTCGCGAAAGAAACATCTGGAACCAATCCATGATAGACGCAATAAAGGCAGTGGACGGCGATCTTATGCGTCTTAACGGTGACATACCAGAAGACCTAAAGAGCCGGTATTGCACCGCTTTTGATCACGATCAGTTCAAATTACTTGAATGTGGCGCAGCAAGACAAAAATGGATAGATATGGGGCAAAGTTTAAACTTGTTTAATAATAAAACTTCGTTAAAATATTTAAATGACCTTTATTTCCACGCGAAGAGACTAGGATTAAAGAGTACATATTACTTAAGGAACCGTGCGGCAAGCAAAATTGAAAAATCTACGGCTAGTAGTAACGATAGCCATAATGACTCAAGTAATACTGATAATCTTGAGCCTACTGCTGAGGCTTGTAACCTAGAAGGGCCATGCGAAAGTTGCCAATGACAGATAAACAAATAGAAATATTAGTCAGAAAAGCTGAACGAGAAGACAACAACAATCTCGCCATAGTGCTACATGTATATTTGGGTTCAAAAAAAATGAAACACGATGGGCTTTTTGCAGAACATTGCCAAGACTTCGCCAGAAGTAGTCTCGATTGGTTTGAAACGAAAAAAAGAATAAATAAAATTAAAGAAAATTAATGAACAAAACAGGGCTAATACTGGGTGAGGAAGTGGCTGGAGTAAACCAAATACTCCCACACAAACACGAATTTGTTTGGAGCCTATTCCTTAAAGGAGTGGCAAATAACTGGTCCCCTTCAGAGATAAATATGGGCGAGGATGTTGACCAATGGAAAAGCGACCTACTAAGTAGTGACGAAAAGCTTCTCGTAAAAAGATGTTTAGGCTTCTTCGCTGGAACCGAATCCTTAGTCGGTAATAATTTACTACTTACCGTAAACAGGTGGGTAACCGATCCCGAGTGTAGGCAGTATATCCTTCGCCAAGCGTACGAAGAGTCCCTACACAACTGGACTATAGTAACTTGCTGTGACAGCTACGGACTAAAAGTCTCCGAAGTTTATGAGGCTTACATAAACATACCGAGCATCAAGGCTAAAGACGATTTCCTTATGGAAATAACCTCAAATGTTAACAGGCAAGATTTTTCTACGAAAACTGTCGATGGCAAAAGAGAATTCTTAAGAAACTTAATTACCTATTATATAGTTTGTGAAGGCACGTTTTTTTTCAGCGGATTTGCAATGTTATTAGCGCTCGGAAGACAAAACAAATTGCCCGGACTTTCTGATCAAATCAGATACACTCTTAGGGATGAAACCCTTCATATTCAATTTGGTACTTATCTAATTAATACTATTAAAGAACAATACCCATCGGTGTGGACAAAAAAATTCGAGGAAGAAACAGTCGAGCACATTAAAAAGGCGGTAGAGCTTGAAGTGCGATACGCCCATGACGTTCTTCCTCGTGGAATCCTTGGCCTAAATGCTGAGATGTTTGTAGATTATATGCAATACATAGGCAACAGAAGGCTAGAGGGAATTGACATTGACTTTCGTTTCGACAGCGACCATAATCCATTTCCATGGTTATCTGAAGTTGTCGATACGGGAGCAATGACTAACTTTTTCGAAAGAAAAGTGAAGGATTACCAAAGCTCCGGAGTCTTAGAAGACGATTTTTAATCAAACATGAAAACACTAGTAACACTAACAGTAGGGGCGCTGCTTTTTGCGGCGTCAGGTTGTACATCCAC